CCAAATACAACTTCAATCATTTACCTCTCCCTTTAATTGATCAGTCAACTGCCTAATCTGATCCAAATGATGCTCGCAGTCTTTACCATCATCATTCCAAATAGCAAACAGCAAATAATCCACCTGCTTTTTAATAGCCTCAGCCACCTTGATGCACTCACCTTTACCGTGATACTTCATGCCACATCCTCAACTAATTCTTGATTTTCTATGCCTTTGAAAATATGCGCTATTACATCCACCGTCCAACCATTACCAAGCATCTTATAACGCTGCGTGTTTGATACACCCTCGGTATAGTTGTCTGGAACGGTTTGTAATCGCTCACACTCAAGCGGTGTTAGTTTTCTATAGGTTGGATGCTCATATCTCATATACTCATAATTCGCAGCAGTTAAGCAGTTTGATTTATCTTTCATATTTCTACCACGTCTTGTCTTTGACGTTGGAAATGTGTTATCAAAACAATCACCATCTTGTATTTCTGTATATCCTTTTTTCGTAGCTTCCGGCACAATCAAAACCTTTGGCTCTCTATGTCCGCCACCCATTGTTGTTAGTGTTGGACATTTGCCATCTTGATGATAAACCCGCTTAATTGAATCATTACCTTTTAAATCAGCATCTAAACAATGTGATTTATCTCTATCAACAAAACCATCCTCTAAAATATCTTTCATCACTAATTGCTTATCTTCTGGCTGTTCAAGTCCAGGAATATTCGTCCAATATAATCGCACACGATTTTGTGCAGATATTAATGCTGAATTAATCATCACCGGCTCAACGCCTAAATGCTCACTGATAATCTCTTGGTATTCTTTTTTCATTCTCACGTTTTCGAGTAAGAAGTATTTAGGCTTGGTTTCATCAAGCAAACGCACAAATTCAAAGAATAGTTTTGAGCGTGGATCGTCAAAGTTGAGTTGCTTACCTGCAAATGAAAAACCCTGGCAAGGTGAGCCACCAATCAGTAAATCAATCTTTGGTAAATCCTCACCTTTCACATCAAGCACATTGCCAATATGCTGAGTATTTGGATAATTCTTTTTGGCTACTTGCATCGCATATTTATCAATCTCAGCTGCAAAGTATTGATCAACTCTAACACCCAATCTATCCAGTGCGATTTGTCCGCAACTCATTCCGTCAAACAAACTCAGTACATTCATGCCGCTTTCCTTTTTACAAAATAAGCTAGGATCTCACGTTGATTATTAGTCACCGCACCAACGCCGGCATTGGCAAATGGTTTGGCATGATAGCGCATCATTTTGTCTGACTCGTTGCCCGTCCATCCGCGGTGTTGTGCGTTGTAGTCACAAAACAGTTTGCGCACAATAGGCGGCACCCGATCAAACGGATAATCAATAAAGAATTTAAATTTGCCCTTGTCATCAGCTTCATTCCACAAACTTAAATAATCGGTTTCACTCACTGGCAATGCCACCGCAGGTGTATAGCTGACTTTTTTCAAGCAATTAATAAATTGATCCACCGTTGGTGCAAAGCCTTTGCCGTTAATATCAGCCCATAAGTCACAAGCCTTTACGATATTTGGCTGAGTGATTCGCTCTGGTTCGATCTTACTTTCCAACTGCTCAGCCCAGATCCGCCTTTCTTTCTCAGCAATCTCAGCATCTTTGTGTTGATTAATAAACCGCAATTCCAAATACCCTAATACAAGGTTGGCTGTTTTGATATATTCTTTATTCATTAGTTCAATAACCCCTCTATTTGCTCAAGTCCGGTGCCGAACGATTGTCCGGTGTCGATGTCAATGCCTTGCGCTGCCAAAGTGGCTGCATGCACGTGTGATGATTTGTTTTTTTGATTTTGTCGACTTTCCCAATTTCTAATAGCCGACTGCCAACACTTCATTTTGTTCTTGCCGATCATCCAACCTTTGGATTGGTAGAAATTAATAAACGATTCGGCATCAATTCGATTATTACGCTCAAAGCAATAATTGCTAACTTCATCAATAGTTGGAGGATTAAAACGCTTATTCCCCCTTTTAGTTCTATTGGTTATGTTCTTGGTTAGTTCTTTGCCCGTTACCGTTTTGGTAACCCCCATGCCCGTTACCGTTTTGGTAACCGTTGGAGTTACCGTTTTGGTAACCGTTACTGATTTGGTAACCGTTACCAAATTGGGTACTGTTATTTGATAGCGGGTTGATTTTGAAAAACCACCCTTGCCGTCTTTGGTTAGCCACCCAAGATCAACCAATTCTGAGGTTGTTTGTGATATTCGTGTGACGGGTAGATTGCACCGTTGTGATAGTTTTTCACGGCTTGGCCATACGGTGTTGGTGTTTTTGCCTCTGAATGATAATAAGGCGATTAATACTTTAATTTGACGCTTAGTAAGTCGTGGATCTTGAATAACCTCAATAGGTACGATTGAAAACACATCTTGACTCATTTGCGCGCCTCAACTTCCGAGATCACATCCTCACAAAGTTCAAGTGCCGCCTCGCACAATTCCTTTCTTAACGCTTGATCCTCAATGTTTCTGATTTGTTTAATCAGATTTTTAATATTGTTTAATTCGTCTTTACATTGTTTAATTACCACTTATCCCCCAGAGATGTATTTTTTTGTATAGAATTAAAGTAATCTAAACAAAAAAGTTTATTAAAATGTTATCTATTAAAAATGTCCGCCCAAATTTCCTCGCGTTTGATCTTGCCGTTGCTCAACTGTTCAATCTGCACACATCGCTTAATAGGGATGCCGCGTTTTTTCCATTGAGAGATTGCCATTTGAGTAACACCCAAAATATCTGCGAGTTTTTTTTGAGTTCCAAAATAGTTGATAACCTTTTCCATGCGCACCATTATAAACATAAATGTTTATAAAATATAAAGAATTTTATTTATGCCACAATTAAACGAAAAAATAGCTGAAACCGTTAAAAAACAATTAACAGAAAAGCAAATTAAAAATGCTGATTTTGCAAGACAGATTGGTGTAACACCACAAACTATAAATAATTGGTTAAACCGCACCGGCATACCCAACACCAAACTAAGTTTGGTTGCAGATGCACTTAATGTTTCGGAAAGTTATTTATTAACTGGCAATAAGTCCAACGAAAATACCGTTAGTTTTGAGTTACTTAATATTGCCGATTACAACGCCAGTGCATTAGCCAAATTTGAAGATATACACGATGTATTCACCGTGGATCGTGATTGGTTTATATCGGTATTTAACAAACACCCCACACCATCCATGAAGATCGTTTTTGTCCAGTGCGAATCCATGCAGCCAACATTTACCGCCGGTGACTTCCTATTAGTTGACACCGCATCCACCACCATTGTTGATGGTGTGTATATTTTTAAAGTGGATGATCATCTATTCGTTAAACGCCTGCAAGTTATGCCAGGCAAAGTATTAGCCATTAGTGATAACAAAAAATATGAATCCTTTGATTTGCCTAGCAATGCCGTCATCATTGCCAGAGTAACGGATTTATGGAAACATGACACACCCTAAGAGAAAATATGGAAACGATTATTACTTTGATATTATTTGCCGGATTGATTTATCTGGCATGGAAAATTGTTAAATGGTTTTTGGGATTATTTGGTGGATCTGATTATGAATTAGATTTTGAAGAAGATGATAAGCCGATAAAAACCACTGTCACAACCACTTTTGAAATGCCAAAAGAATTAAGCAACTGGGTAATGGCTCAAGCCAAAAAGCAAAAAAAGCCAAAAGCTGTATTTATTATGGATATTCTTTATGAAAAGCGCAATAATGAAAATATCTAAAATTTTTCTAATTCTGTCGATTTCGACGGTTTTAAACCCTTAAAAACTCCTTAAAACCCCTCTAAACCGCCTTTATTGGCGGTTTTTTATTGCCATTCTACTCCCATTTTCATTATTTTCTAAATTTTTTTGTTTATATTCTTTCCTTTTATAAACATTTATGTTTATAATTCCCCCAACATAACAAAAAAAAAGGGAATCACATGAAAGAATTGATTTTAGAAATTATCTTTTTAACTCAAATCGTGATCTTTGGTTTGATGGTGGTTGCGCTATGAGTTCAATAACCTTAACCATCAATGATCTAACTGTTGATGAAAAATCACAAATATTTGATTTGTTTGTATTGGTGGATATATTCCCCACTTCGCAGCATGATCCAATCAACAACACCCACAACGTAGTTGTCGGTATTAACGATTCAGATGGCCGCACTTTAGACGGGGTAATGGCTTACCTACTTAAACATATTATTAAGAATTAGCGGGGTTTGCTGCCGTTGCTAATCGGGGCATTGATTCTTTCCTCAAAAACAATCTCCTCAGCCTCGTAAGTTATGAAAGAAAAGCAGGATTTACAGCCCTTAGCTGTTACCAAATTATAAAAAAGGATAAAAACATGGCAAAAGTAACACACGATTTAACAGTAAAGATTGGCGAATACACCGTTTTTGAGAATGGCCAGCAAAAAACAAAAGCACGATGGCTTAATATCGGCAAAGTAATACAAACAGACGATGGCGGTGAATTTATGACTATTAATCGCCACTTTAACCCGGCCGGCGTGCCAAATATTGACG